AGCAGACTTTACTTGTATTGATGGTATTTCATTTATACAAAATATTGAATATGTAAGAGATGATAGTATTAATCAATTAGACACTCAATTAAATGTAATTAGTGATGGCTTAAAATTATTAGCTTATCCAGATGTATTAAATTTAGTTGTAGCTTGTTCATACTTTGCAGGGGGTATGCTTGATAGACAAGATGGCGTAAGTAACGAGCCATTTAGCCAAATCTATCAATATAGAAGGGATTTTATGGGTGAGTCATACTATGATATTATTGGCAAAATAATGACATCGTTTAATTGTAGAATGTTCCAAGCTAATGGAGACTGGTGTATATTCTCAATGAATGAAATGGCAGCTACTACAAATTATTTTACTAAATATAATATTCTAGCTACTCCTACAATAACAAGTAGTGGTGTTTTAAGTAATACAGTTAACATAGTTCCTTATGCAGATGGGAATGTGCATTTTATAAATAATAGTCAAGTAAAACTATTAAAGAAAGGGTTTTATAATATACAAGGGAGAGGTGCTTATGAATCAGCTTTAAATTATTGCGACAATGCAGACTTAAAGCTAAATGCTTTCCCAACTAATACTGCAACTGGGTTTATTTTAGGTGCAACAGGAGATTCAACGGCAACAATAGTACCAGATACGGCAGGTCAATTTGATGCAGTTTCTTTAGTAAGAAATACAAGTGGATTAGCTAGTATTGAGAATGGTAATTTAGCTGCTCCTAATTATTTCCTTCCTTATATAGGCGAAGTTCCTTTTAAGTTAAGTTTTGAACATATAACTTCAACAGGTGCTAAATTGCAAATTACACTTAATACATCAGGAGGACTTAGATATTTAGATACTAATGGGCAATGGCAAACTACTTTACAAAATATTACAATAGACCCATCTGAAAATTCTACAACATTTACTAGAGACATTCCACCATATATTGTATCAAGTGTTGCAATTTTTGGTTATTTAAAGTTTAAGATTATATGTGATGCATCAGGTCAAGCATCTCTAGTTCAAAACTTTATTATACAAAGAGGAGATAGTGAAGTTAAGTTTATTGAGGCAAACTTTGTGGCTGATAATACAATACAATCTACTTTAAAAGTATTTGAGCAACCCTATGGGAATAACTATCCTACTACTTATAATTATTCATCTAATAAAGGTGTTTTATGTGCTTCAGATGGTACATTCTTAGAGAATTGGTATTCATCTTGCCCTAGTGGTACTCCTTTGGGTGCAATAGATTTAGTTGTATTTATGACTTATCAAAATATTAGGAATGTAAATAAGAATGTGGCAACTGTGGAATGTGATTTAGGAGAACATATAAGCGGTGGAGCATTTGTCTATTTAGATAAGGTATTTACTACAACTGATACAGTTACAGGTAATTTATCTTATACTGGAAAGAAATTCATAATGAATAGAGTAAGTCAAAATGCTTATGTAAATGAATTAAACTCAGTTCAATTAATTGAGGTTAGCGTTGCTGAAATAACGGCATTTATTATTCCAAATTACATTACAGATACAGGTCAACTAGGTCCGTTCTGGTTAGCACAATTTAATATTAATATAGTTTAACTTTGCAATATGGCAGATAAAGTACAAGGAAATAATATGATTCTCTATTGGCAAAATCCCAATGGAGTATTCTATCTAAATGGTGGTGTTTCACAAGGCACAATAAGTGGTAATACTTACTATGAATTAAGTTCTACTGAAAATGTAGGTGCTAGTGTAAACTTTACTGCAACAGGAAATAATGTTATAGCTAGGTTTATTACAGATGCTAATAAGCCTAATATGACTTCTATCCTTGCTGGGACTTGGACTTTTAATTCTTATGTATCTATTACAACAGATTTAACATCTAGTCCATCTTTTTACTTTGTAGTATCTAAGTACGATGGAACTACATTTACAACAATAGCAACAAGTTCTACTACTGTTTTAACTTCAATTAGCAAGACTTTATATAGCACTTCATTGACTTTCCCATCTACTGCACTTGGTGTAACTGATAGAATAGCAATAACTGTCTTTCCTTTAAATGTAGCTGCAAGAGATATTACTTTTTACACTCAAGGAACTAATGTTTCTAAGGTAACGACTACAATACCAACAGATATTCCTTTTGCTTGTTCTACAAATTGTTCTTTCTCAGTTAATGTGGACCAAAAAGAAGTAACATCTCAAACAAGTGCTTGGTATAGAGAGTTTAAGAACGACATAGCTAACTGGAGTGTAAATTGCGATGGATTAATAACATTAGAGAATTACGGATATTTATACCTATTGCAAACGCAACAAAATAGAACACAAATAGCCATTAAATTTGCTATTGACAATGGAGTAGATGGCTTAGTAATTATAGGTGGAAATTGTAATCTTACGAGTTTACAAATCAATGCTCCTTACAAGGACATAGGTACTTATTCAGTAGGTTTACAAGGTTCTGGTCCTTATACAACTTCAGGAGTTTCAATAAATCAAAATGGTGTGATAATAACGGCAAGTAGTCAAGTGTATATGAAATCTGCAACGGCTGCTGGTGGAGAGACTACTATTACTTTTGCAGATATGATAGGAAAGACTTGTTTAGGCTTTACAAGAGGTGGTGTAGAGGTAAGAGAGATACTTACAACAGGAACTCCTACAAACGACCAAATTAAGTTTACAAGTGCAAGTGGTGTGGTTACTTTTGGAAGGGCATTAGAAGTAGATGAATTTATTAGAGGAATATTTCAATAATTAATATGAGCAATCAATTACAAATATCAGGAGCAGCAAAAATTAGGAGCATACAAGGTCCAGTAGTGGCTAATAGTGGTGTAATAACTGCCTTAGATGGTGATGCTTCTCAATATGTTAGAGGAGATGGTACTTTAGCTGATTTCCCTACATCAACAGGTGGAGGTAGTTCGGTTTCTTATTATCTTAACACAAGTGTAAGTCAAGGTACAATAGGTGGGGTTGCTTATAAACAATTAAGTAAAGTTCCTATTGCTGGTGCTGGAACTGATGTTAGTATTTCGGCTAATGGTTATATAGCAAGTTATATTACGGATGCTAATGACCCTGCTTTATTAGAAGTACCTGCTGGAAACTTTAATTGTGAGTTTTATTTTAGTGTAAACTCTAATGCTCACAATCCTTATGTTTATGCTGAAGTCTATAAGTATGACGGAACAACTTTTACCTTATTAGGTAGTAGTCAAAGTGTACCAGAGTATTTAACTAATGGAACTACATTAAGCCCTTATTATTTTGCTATTCCTGTTGCTACTTCGGTTTTAACAATAACGGATAGAATAGCAGTTAGAATATTTGTAAACGTAGATGGTAGAACTGTTACTTTACATACTGAAAATAATCATTTATGTCAAATAGTTACAACCTTTTCTAAGGGATTGACTACATTAAATAGTTTAACAAGACAAGTACAATTCTTTCAAACAGGAACAAGTGGAAGTGACTTTAACATCTCAAGTGTAACGGCTACGCATACATTTAATATTCCAGATGCAAGTGCTACAAATAGGGGTTTAATAACCACAGGAACGCAAACAATAGCAGGGGATAAAACTTTAAATGGCAATACTGATTTTGTTGGCAATAGTAATTTTTCTGGTTATGCAATATTTTCAAATGCAATACCTACACAAATAAACTATGGTGCTAAGATTGCTAAAGGTTTAATTCCTGCAACATTTGGTAGTGATTCAGTTAATTTATATTCAGATGCTACAACAAATAATATTATTTTTAGGGACAATTTAAGTATTGCAAAATTATTATTTAATAATAGTACACAGACTTTCACATTCCCTGCTGCAAGTGGCACAATAGCACTTACTTCTAATTTATCTTCTTACGTGCCTTATACAGGAGCAACTGCAAGTGTTGACTTGGGTATTTATAATTTAACTGCAAATAATGTATTTGGAGAAACAAGTTTAAATGTTAAAGTATTACCAAGTGGTTCTGTTTATTCAACTGGTTATGCTACTTTATCTTCTTTAGCTGGTAAATTTACAATGGCACAAGAAGCGACTGCTGGTAACTTAAAAGCATTTACTTTTGATTTTTCTGCTTGGGCAAGTAATTCTAGTTATACTTATACATTACCAAGTGCAACAGGAACTTTAGCTTTAACAAGTAATTTAAGTTCTTATGTACCTTATACAGGAGCAACAGGTGGGGTAGATATAGGCATATATAATTTAAGTTCAAATGCTTTAATTGTTAATGGTACAGTTGCTGCTGGCGGTTGCTTAAATTTAAAACAAAATGCTACAACAGTAGCAACAGGAATTGGATATAATTCTATTGGAGCAAAAAGTGCAAATTCATTACAAATTTATTATGGAGGTGCAACAGTTTCAGATTATAAAACAATTTTATTAAATGTAACTAACTTAACAAATACAAGTACAAGAACATTTGAATTTCCTGATGCAAGTGGTACAATAGCTTTAGGAACAGGTACTACAAACTACGTTTCTAAGTTTACAGGCACTAATACCATAGGCAATAGCTTAATATTTGATAATGGAACTAATGTTGGAATAGGTAATACTAACACCTCTTATACATTAGATGTTAGTGGTACAGGAAGATTTACTTCTACATTACTGGTTGGTGGGGCAGCTACATTTTCAAGTACATTAACTACTACAGGGATTGGTATAAATTATACAGGTGCATTGGCAGCTAAATTACATATAACTGTTGCACCTTCTACAAGCTATGCACCTGCTATTGCTTTAAGAGATTTTGATAATCCTACTTATGGATTTACTTTTAAACTTGATACAGCAGTAAATGGTGATATGCGTATTGATAGAGTTAACGCAGGTGTAGATGCAGCCGTTATGTCTTTCCAAAGAAGCACAGGCAATGTAGGTATAGGAACTGTTAGCCCTACAAGGTTATTAGATGTTAATGGTGTGATAAGAACACAAAATTCAGGTTCAGCAGGTGCACCATCTATTGAATTAGGAACATCTGCTAAAGGTAATGGTTTATTTTATCCAGAAACTAATACTATTGCAATTTCTACAAGTGATACCGAAAGAATGCGTGTTAGTAGTGGTGGTAGTGTTATAGTTCAATCTGTTAGAAATAACACATTTGCTTCATCTGGTAATCTACAATTATTTGATAATACAAATAATATAGGTTGGGGTTTTCAAAACAATACTTTTAATAATTTAGTAGTATTTTCTTACAATGGTGTATGGAATACAGTAGGATATTTTACAAATGGTACAGGAGTTTATGTTGCATTATCTGATGCCAATAAAAAGAAAGATTTTGAAGATTCTACAATAGGATTAAAAGAGGTTTTACAATTAAAACCAACTTTATACAGAATGAAATCAGAAGATGAAACAACTGATAAGCATTTAGGATTTATAGCACAAGAAGTTAAAGATTTAATACCACAAGCATATAATCAAAACGGACAAGATGGTGATGATGATATTTTTATAGGCTTAACTGAAATGCCAATAATAGCAGCATTGACAAAAGCTATTCAAGAGCAACAAGCATTAATCACATCATTACAAGCACGATTAGATAACGCTGGATTATAATAGAATAATCTTATATTTGTAAAAAATCAATACTATGATATCAATTAACGAGCAACAATTAAAAGATTTAGAAGCATTTATTAATCAAATCCCAACTCAATACGGATTACCCCTATTGCAGTTTTTAGGTAAATTAAATGCAGAACAAAATTCTCCAGTTGAGGAAGTAAACGCAGACTAATGACTCCACATAGCAATCAAGCCGACTTTGGAATGATACTGAGTATCACAAGTGCTGCAATAAGCATCGCAAGTATTCAACCTATTGTAACATTCTTTGGTAGTTTGGTTGCTATTG